GTTGTAGAGGCAATTACCAGCGGAGCAGTTCCAGTAGCTACGTCTGATTCAAAAGTCTGAGCTCTCATTTCAAAAGCACCTATATCTACATTAGCACCAGCCCCTTGCATTATAGCAAGATTCTGAGCCGCCGAAGTAGTAAGTGTTGAACTTGATACATCTAAATTACCTTCAATATTAGCTTTTAATGTTCCAGTGGTAATCGAAAGTGAACCAGTAGATGCTCCAGTAAATGTTCCTGTTCCAACTATAAATTTATCATCTGATTCATCAAATCCTATAAAAGCGTTATTAGCACTACCTCTTTCGATAACAATTCCAGCATCATTGCTTGGGGTTCCCGAAGTTCCATTAGCAAGTTCCATAAGACTATCCGAAACCACTGTATTTGTAGTGGCGATAGTAGTTGTTGCTCCATTTACAGTGAGATCTCCAGTAACAATTAAATTATCGTTTATTGTAGTTACCGAAGTTGAATGTCCAATAGAAATAGCAGTTCCGCTCACTCCAGTTCCAATAGCGATATTTTCAGCAGAATCTGACGTAGCAATAGCAAAATATTTATCTGCGCCTTGCTTTATAGTAAATACATCTGAAGTATCATCTCCGATTGCTACATTTATAGTAGAGCCATCTGAGCTTATAGAATCCAAAGCAATATTTCCAACGTTTGTAATATTGCCATCAGATACGCTTAAAGAATCAACGGTAGTTGCACCAAAATTTGCAGTGCTAGATCCATTATCAATGTTTCCAAAATTGCCAGTTATTGAGCCTGCATCTAAAGCTCCGACTGCAGTGATTTGAGTTTGACTTGCATCAATACTTAAAGTATGTGATATATTTTCTCCACTAGTTGCTCCAGAAGAAGTAATCCCAGTGCCCGCAGTTATGGAATTTACAAAATCTCCAGTTGTTTCGGTTGCTAAAATTACTCCATTATCTTTTATTGTAACTTCTCCAGAGCTTACTGAAAAATTATCAGAGTTAAAAGAAGCAATGCCTTTATTAGAAGTAGAAGCATCTTCACCTGCAATAGTTATAGTATTAGAAGTTGCAGAAGTGTCTATTCCTTCTCCGCCTGCTATTGTTAAAGTTTCTGAATCAAGATCTATTGCTATTGTACCCGAGTCAGTAGTTGCATCTAAATCTTGAGCTGTTACTTGTGCATCTATATAGGTCTTAATAGCTTTTGCACTAGCCAATGTATCATCTGAACTTGATACGCTTGAAATATCTGTATCTAAAACACCAGACTTTAAATCAGCTACATCTATATTTGAAATACTATTACCAGTTGCTTCAACATCAAAAGTTTTATTTGTAAAAGTTAAAGTATCAGAAGCAATATTAGAATCTTGCGCATCTATGTAAGTTTTTAAAGATTTAGCACTAGCAATAGTATCATCAGAGCTACTTACAGAGCTCATATCGGTATCTAGGACGCCACTTTTTAAATTATCCAATTCTATATTCGACAAAGTATTGTTGTCTGCATTAATCGTCTTATTAGTTAATGTATCAGTTGTAGCTTTCCCAACTAAAGTATCTGTTGATCCTGGTAAAGTTATTGTTATATCGGACCCTGGATTTCCTGGTGTTAGCGTTAATTCATTTGCATCGTCAGATGAACCTTCAAAAATTAAATCTGTAGTAATGGTTGCATTCATCGCTATCGTATCTGTAGCTGCATCGCCTATTTGTGTATTACCAGTTCCAGTAAAATTAGCTGCAGTAATCGTTCCAGTAGCAGTAAGATTGCGCAATCCAGTTAAATCTTTATTAGAATCAACAAGCAAAAATTTAGAAGCACTTACAGTGCCCGCAGTTATTCCATCAAGTAGATTTAATTCAGCTGCACTTGTCGTTACTAATGTTCCTCCTAATTTTAATCCGTTAGTTCCATCATGAGAGGCAACATCAAAATCAAAAGAACCATCTTTAATTTGTACAACTGTTGATGATATTTCTAATGGCGATCCAGTACCATCACCATCATGGACTCTATTTACAGAACTCCCTATTCCTCCGTCAATATGAAGTAGCTGTGTATACCCAGTTGATACAGCTACATTTGTTAAATCGGTTGCCATTTCTTTTTCCCTTTTAAAGTGGGGGAGCCATTTAGACTCCCCCTTGATTCATCTATTACGGATTATTAAAGTTAACAATCTGACAATCAGCTGCATTGGCCGCTTGATGTAAAGCAACTCCAACAAGTTGATCAACAACAAGTTCTGTTGCTAGATATTCTAAATTGTAACTTTGTTGTACTCTAAGTGGGAACTGCTCTGCGTAGAGAATTGAATCTCTTGTGAATATTGTAGCAGTTTCATCACCAGAACCACCATCGTCATCCCAATCTGTTGATGAATAAACTTCCATTCCGTAGATCTTTTTAATCATGCCAGTAATATTTGGCCCTTCACCACCAGATTCTGGTCCACGCTTTTCATAATCAGAAAACTCGCCTAATGATGCCAAGCTCATAAAGCCAGCTGGAGATGTGTAGAAGAATGTATCACCCATAGTATAGTCAACATTTAGATCTAATAACTTCTGCAATCCACTTCTTACTAAAGCGGTTGTAAAAGTATTATCAGTTGAAAGTGAGACATCATTTCCAGAAGCAGTTTGCATCAAAGAAGCAATCTCAGATTCTATCTTTTTTGCAACGGCATACCCCATTGATCTGGTATATAAGTTGAACAAGTCATAAGAGCTTTGAACCCTTACTAAATCGCCAATTCTTTTACCTTCTACGATATGTTTGTCCATTGATAGTTGTATTTCGCCATCAGTATTCGCACCGAAAGTTACAGCAGAACCAGAACTTAAAGTTGCCGCACTTTCTTCAGTAACTCTAGGGATGTGTAAAACATCGCCAGCACCTACGTCTGAAACTTCAGTAACTTGATTTCTAAGTCTGAATTGTCTTTCTGCATAGTCAAGAATTGCTTCTTGCCAAATTTCAGGAATGAATACTGCAGCAGTAGTGGTTGTCACTTCAGCCATTTTTTATTCCTTATTTTTTAAACCTCATTATATCAGCAAAGTTTTTTCTACGATCTTTTGGATTCATACTTTTCCAACTTGGTACTTTTCCACCTGATACGCCACCTCCGCTGTTATCTACTTGAGGCACTTTATTATTAAATTCACTTTTCATTTGTTCCAGTGTATCTGAATCAAGAGCAGTCATCTTATCTCTTAGATTTTCAGGAAATGACTCCAAAAGCCTTTCTTTTCTTGCTGTTTCAATTGATTGAAATTTTTCAGCATCGCTTTTAAACCTATCCCTTTCTGCTTTTGTTTCTTCGTACAAGTTTCTCCAATCTTCTTTTTCTTCTGCTTCTTGAGTTTCTCTTTCTTTAATTTGAGATTTCAGTTGCATAAGTTCAGATTCAAGATTCTTTTTTGATTCGTTTAATTCTCTAAATCTACTGCCTGGAACCGTATAATCTGCAGCTTTATCGTTGCTGGCAACGGAGTCCGTTTTAACGTCTTGACTTGAGACTTCCTCTTGTTTTACGTCTTGAGTATTGACTTCCATTTCTGACATTTGTTTCCTCTTTAGTGAGTTATCCTATTATTATTTCAGTTTTACCGCTGGCTTCTTTCATCGCCTGTACTATTATTTTATCATAAAAGCCATTAATAAATTTTTCATCATCATCAGACACAGGTTTTCTTCTTGATGATATTACCCTATTTTTTTCTTCTTGAGCAAAAACTTTTTTAGATTCTGAAGGTGTAAATCCAATTTTTACATTTTTCTTTGTAGCTTTTTTTACTTTTAAGCTGTTAAGCATATCTCCAGTAAGTGTCAAATTAACATCAAATTTTGAACTTGGTTTAAACTGACTTGCTTGTCTTTTAATTTTACCACGCTCTTTAGATTTAAAGTATTGTCTTGTGTATGGTGATTTAGTACCCATTTTCGTATTAAAAACATCTAACCCGCTTTGTGTTCTTTTTATAATTCTGTTTACCATTTCATTACCCAAGGCCATCATTTTTTGCCTTGTGGTTAGCTCGTCAAACATATCTGCCAAAGATTTACCCAATAGAAATACCTTTCCCCTCTGCTAGCTTTTTGGCTCTTTCAGGAAAAACAAAAGCTGTTTTTCTAGCTTGAGGCGTCCATTGATGTCTGCAATTAAATCCGCCACGATCTAAAAAGCCACCAGTCATAATAGATTCAATTTCTTTTTTCGTCATTGGCCCTCGTGCTGCATATTCAAGACATATATCTCTTGTTTTGGAATCAATTGGCCCTCGATATACATATAAAGTTTTTTCTGGTAAATTATCAGACATGACTGCGTTTATTGATGCTGAGTAATTATTAAGTGCAGTTGTTATCAATGTTTCTATTTGGTCTG